CCTTGTTAAGGAATTGGTGTGCGATGACGAATTCAAACTGGATCATTAACCGGATAGAGCAGTGGGGTCAGGAGTTATGGGTTTGGAATGATTCCTTGCCTTTAGCTCCTGGCTCGCCTGATTGTCCCTTCGAGGCTACGAACCATCTCGGTCGCTTGGGATTCAAAGAGGAACCCGCAGGAAAGGTCCGGGTGTTTGCCATGGTGGATCCATTTACCCAATGGCTCTTTAATAAGCTGCATCGCGCTATTTTTGAGCTTCTCTCCCAGATTCGTCAAGACGGTACGTTCGATCAGTTGAGACCGATTCATCATCTGTTAGATTGGAAGTGGGGGACCGAATCAACAACTCGATCCTCCATTCCTCTCTATTCATTTGATTTATCGGCCGCAACGGACCGGATTCCTATCGTCTTACAGAAAATTCTTCTGTCTCCCTTCCTAACAAGTTGGGGGGCCGAATTATGGGGATCCCTGTTGATTGGCCGGGAATACCATTGTGGGAAAGAGTACGTTACTGATTTTGAAGGGAAACGAATTTCGCTTCCGATCAGTGCGCACGGATTTCTTGTATATGGGACCGGTCAACCAATGGGTGCATTGAGTTCATGGGCGATGTTGGCATTCATCCATCATGCCTTCGTTCAGTGGTCTGCCTTCATGGCAGGTAAGTTGGTCTTAGGAAAAGGGTGGTTCCAAGGCTATGCCATCTTGGGAGATGACGTAGTCATAGCAAGTAAGGCTGTAGCAACTCAGTACGAAGCATTAATGCACCGTATGGGAGTTGGAATCGGAGCCCATAAGTCTATGGTCTCCGGTTCTGGCCACGCCTTAGAATTTGCGAAGCGGACATTCTATAAAGGAGTGGACGTTTCGCCAGTTTCTTTCCGCGAGTTCGTGGTAGGTCGGCAATCCTTTGCCGGTCTTCTCGAGCTCGTGCGGAAGTATTCCCTAACCTTAGGGCAAATGATGTCTGTCCTAGGTTATGGATTTAAGGCGAAGGCATCAGCTTCTTCGCGGATTGTATTCTTGCCTAAACGGCTAAGAAACTACATCCTTGCTTACTATGGTCCCGGAGGCCCGGCCTATCGAGGATTGGCGTTTTGGCTGCCCATCCGGACAGTTTCATCTCGTTACTCCTTTGTAGATAGGGTCGAAAGTCTCGTTTTACGGTTCTTTCAGGGAGAGATAGAACTCCTCCTGTCAAAACTAATCGATTTGCAACCTTTGTTAGAGGAGGCAAAAAGGTTAGGAACCGTCAAGCGGGACCGGGAGCACTATATGTCTCAAGACCGCTCTAGTAAAGCTGCCTGGGTTAAGGATCTGCCCTCCCCTGTGGAAAGGGGGAGGACCGATTCCCACCCTGGGATCGAGCGTACAACTCCGTTGTACATTATCGATTCTCTAAACGAGACAGTGTATAGAGAGCGATTCCTTGATGCATATATTGCTGCACGGGACCTTCGAACCAAACTTGAGGAGCTTGTTCTAGATTCTCTTGGCTGGGAGGATCTAGAGCGGCTTTGGGCTACGTTTCGAGAAATCGAATCGGAGCTCGGGGCGTTACCGCTTCCGCGGAATATCCATAAGCCACCTAGAGATAAGATCTCTAGGGAGCAGATGGGTATCCTCAAGAAGTGGTACCGCTACTCAAGCCTCTTCCGACAATCCGATAACCCAGTGGGGTTCTTGTAAGGTAGTAATACCCTACAAGAAGGGCTAAGGTGTACCCAGGGAAGCCTTGTGCTGCCCGGAATAAGACCTTTGGGATGTGGGTGTTACCTCCGTCCGTACCGCACCCTTAGGCGTCCAGTAACTGCTGACAGTGAACCTGGTGGGTTTATGTCTCACGGGTGGAGACATATCCTGCCCATCGGGGGGTAAGGCGGGTAGTGGGTTTAATAAACCTGTAATAGTGGGCGAGCAGATGGCGGTTAAGTGCATCCGCACCTAGACTGATTAGATCTGAAGGCTACTAGCTATCCCAAGATGCTCCTTTATGGGGAGGTTCCCTGGGGCTAATACATCTTATGTGATCAAGGCGGGTCAGTAGAGGGGGACTTCTACTGACCTCAGGTTCTATATCCCTAAAGGAGGGATATGGTTCTGATAGTGCCTGAAGTCACGGATCCCCGGGGGGGATCGCCCTTTTCAGCCCTATGGTTTCCGTCAACTAAAGACCTCATCCGAGGCAACCTTTAGTCAACATTTTTGAAACGCATCTGAGCGTAGC